AGATAAAGTTTCATCAAAGAATGGATAGGGCTTATACCCAGATCGACCCCCAACATTACCAACAGACAACTTCGTTTTCATGCTTTTTAAAGTTCTAGCATTTACTTGTTCTGATGACATATTAGAAAAAGCTTTTTTACTATGTTCTGAATAATATTTTTCTGTGGATATATTCAGAATATTACACTTTTTCTTGATGGTTTCTCTTCTTTTCTTTACGTTAGTGTCAACCCCTTTCCTAGATATTTTAAAACTATCTAATGCCTTTGGATTTTTTATAAATTTTTCTGAAACAGCCAATCTATGTTCTTCCGATTTACATGCACATATATCACTACAATATTTTTTGTAACTAAATCCATGATACGTAGTCGGATTACCACAGTAGCAAATGCCTTCATTTTGGTCTTTATGAAATTTATCATAATATTCCTTAGAAGATATTTTTTGTGTTCTTAGATGATTTAAAAATCCTCTTGCTGTTTTAAAAGTTTTGCCTGTTATTTTACATATTTCCCAAATGTTATTCATAAAGATTTCCTATATTGGTTATTCTTTATTTATAAACTTTCTGAGTTTAACACATCTTTGTGGTTCTGTTACCTCTAAGGGTGTTCCAGCAATTAACAGTTTTTTCTACATAAATCGCTTTATGCAGCCGCTAGAAAATTAACGGGATCGACTTGGCCGATTGTGGTTAGGGACTTTTCGATATACCACTTACCAGTTGGGCCTTGAAAACCATGATCCCAAATACGAATGAATGGCATTTCTTCACCAGAAGGAGCAGGAAGAAACCGAATTGTAGCAGAACCATTACCAGCCTTATCGACTTCTGGCTTCCAGAAACGAGTATCTTCAGATGAATTTGAGGTTGGCTTATTAATTGCCTCTACCGCTTGAGTTAGCTTTGATAGAGAGTCGTTGCTTGAACGCTTTAGATTAGCAAAATTAGACATAGTATTTCTCCGTATGTTTTTGTATGACAATGTATGTGCTTCAATTTACTTCATAATAAAATAGTGGAGCGGCTTACGGGAATCGAACCCGTTTCTTTGGCTTGGAAGGCGATTATAATACCAGTATACTAAAGCCGCATATTCTTATATATATATCATTTATTTATATAAAGTCAACTACTATTTTCTTTTTTTTTTGGTGGACTATGGCTCCAACCAGCTAAAGTCCATGTTCCAGATAGTTGCTTTGTATAGGTTCTTGTACCCTTAGTTTTGGTTTTTACAATTCTAGTATTTTTTCCTATTTTGATATAAGATTTAGGTTTTTTCATTGTAGTTAAGGTTTTTTAAGAAGATTGATTGCTGGCGAATATAACGTTCCTTCATAGTAGAAGCAGCACGAATTGCATTTGTAGCTTCTACATCAATTTCAAAACCAAATGCTTGAACAATTGCTACCCAATATTCAGTAGTTTGACAATTTACATGATGGTGTCCAGGTTGATTTGGGAATGCATGAGTCATAATGACGTACTTACATTGTTGGAAAGTAGTCATAAAGTTCTGAATATAACGAGGCTCAATGTGTTCTACAAATTCAACACACCAAGCAAGATCATATTCTTTTTCTGGCTTATAGGGTGCTGCCTGATAATCATGAATTACTACATCTGAAATATTACGATCAACAATAAAATCACCATCTACAGCAAGAACTTCCAGACCCTTTGAACGAGCGAGTTCAGTCATGCCTCCGGGACCACACCCAACATCTACCATACTCTTAATGTTGAAATTCTCAATGATATAAGATAGAGCACCATCATCTAGATGGGTTTCGTTTTCATGCCCCCCAAGATGGGAAGGAAGTGGATTGTTTTCGTCTGTAATAATCAGTTTTACCATAATATCTCCATTGAACTTTATAAAGTTTCAAAAATAATTTTTTTAATTTTCTTTTCGTCATATGAAACGAATGGTGTATACTTTATACACATACTATATATGTCTGGCCACAAAGCCACATCTTGAATATTATTCTTCCATTGTACCAGAATATGTAGAAGTTTATCAAGAATAATAATCGTTTCTATATTAATTTTTCCTCTCATATAAAGTTCAAGAAGTTTTGGATATTGCCCATCAACAACTTTGAGATTAGCATCCAGAGATTCTGAAATCTGTTCAAAATCGTTCTTGAATATATATGAAATTGATTCTTTTTTCTTCAGCCATTCTTTATAGGTATCATCATATTTTTGATCGCCCACAAGATCACCAATCCAGATATTAGAACCGTGCTTTACATAATTGGCAATTAGGAATCCTTCTGGATCAGATTTCTTAGATAACTTATGAAAAAAGTACTTATCGCTTCTAGTATCAAAACTCGTCTTAGAAGCCTTTATCTTTCCGTTATATTTAATATAATCATAATTCCCGTTTGGAGTAAAATGCCTTTTTAGAGCCAATGCTAAAACATAAGCATCAAATGCATCCATGACTATATATCCAGACGTGAGGTTTTTGGTAGAAAATTTAGTTTTTCTGCTTCAAATTGAATCTTACTTTTGAAGTATTCATTATTCTTAATAAGAGATGCAATACTTTCAATTTCTATATCGTGCTTTTCACAATGCATGACAATAGCATCAATATATTCGATATCATGTTGCCAGACGAGGTCTTCAATGGTTTCATAAAATTCTTTTGCTTTATTTGTAATCGCCATTAAAGACCTCGTTGGTTGTTATGATGTCCTATTATAGAATATATGGTCACCAATGTCAAATGCTAATTTCATATGCTTTCTCCAATAAGGAGGACGAATATACTTCGCATGATAATATAATGCACCAGAAGTAAAATCTTGTTCACCCTGCAAAACTACCAACGCAGCTTCTTTTGCAGTATTTAATGACACAATATCTATTGGTGATCTATGTTTTTCGCAGAAGTAAGTGAACTGACACACATGTCGTTCCTTCTGATGTACTACTCCACACACGCTTTTCGGATAACTTTCATCTTTTACCCGATTCATAATTACGTGTGCTACGGCCTTTTGGCCTTTCACTGGCTGATTTCTAGCCTCATAATAAATCGCTTCAGTTAGACAATTAACTTGGGCTGTATTAAATGCAGCGGGATTAATTGATTGTAGTACCACAGGCTTTTCAATATAAATTACCTGTGGTACAGGCATTGGTTTAGTGTATTGTAGGCTTTGTATAAAAATTAAACTAATCACAGTTAAAAATGCGAATAATTCTTTACTATAGTCGTATCTGAAAACCATATGGCTTCTCCTTTATAGGGAGGAAGTCAAATTCATTTCGTAGATAGTATTGAAACAAATTCCAAAATAGCATCAAGCGCATCATTGATAATAACAAATGACTCGGAAGCCTTTACACTAATGATTTCACCCGCATTGATGGGTGCGCTCTTGCCATTTACCTCCATTGATCCTGAACCAGAAGTAATGAGTATAATTACATCCTTACTGGTCTTACTGTCAACGTTGCCTTGCAGCTTTTGCAACGGAAGAACAACAATTTTATTTATAGTAAGTTGTGTCAAATAATTGTCATTAATAACCTGTAAAATTTGATTAGAAGCGACAAGTTCTCCATTAAAATTAGAAATATTATTTTTCTTCATGATAGTTTAGCTCCAGCTTATTTGATTACCGTGCCTAAGAGTAGACGATTGTCCAACAACTGGCACATACTTTTTCGAGGATTCTTTATAATTTTCTGGAACTAGATAAGATTGTGGGGATTGAGTGTCCCACATATTACCGTATGTGTTGCTCCAAATAGTACCCCAACGATCTTTTTGAATTTTTACTGCAGACTTAATTTGCATTTACAAATGCCTTAAACTTTGATGCAGTCTTGAGAATTTGTGTAGTGGTAGGATACTTACCTTCTTCCTGAGAATGTTTATTTTCTTCATAATCGATGGCAAGCTTTAGAATAATTTGATTGATAGTAGCATTGTGTGCATCTGTCATAGTTTTCTCCATTATAAAAGTAGGCCCGTTCTGTTTCCACGTGGAGCCCATACGCATAAGAATTAAGCTGCTAGAGCGAATTCTTGAGATACAAAGTTTTCGTTTGCATTTAGGTTATCGAACTGATTGGCGGTCGTTTCTTACCGTGTTCTCCACATTCCTACTAGCCGTGAATCGATACTATACGCCCCCATGAGAAAACACACGATGCTCTCCCTGTCTTCTCGGCAGCTACCCCGATATCCCGCTTCACAGAGCCAGCGTCCTGTTATCGTGTGTTTACTGGTGGAGGCGAGGGGAATCGCACCCCTGTCTTCCCCGGTTTTAAGTCCGTATCAACGAACAAAACTATTTATAGATATTAATTTGCTAGATCAGCCTTGACTGCCATGGTATCAACAGCAGTACCAAAGTCAGCATAACTGGCTGAAGCCTTAGCGTAGAAATCCATGGAGCGCGAGGTATTCTCAAGAGTAGTGTTAATAACCTTACCCTTACTTAGCCCATATTGAGTAGCGATATTATCGGCATTAAACTCAGCACCAAGGAACAGAACTTCCCAATTACGAGCCTTACAGGTAACAATACGATCACGAATAGCTTGTAGTGTGTAAGCCTTAGAAGAGTTTTCTTCACCATCCGTCATGATGATAATAACAGTCTTTTCGTTACCAACTGCTTCCGCAAGATTAATTAGCTTTGCAGTAGAGTCGTATAGAGGAGTACCACCGCGTGGGCTAGTTTCTGTAGGACTCAGATCCTTGAACTTTGATAGTGTAACACTATCTCGAATAATGTCAAATGAATTTGGGTCTACAACTTCCTTAGGAGTTAAAGCATCAGCATTCATCTGAATGCCCCCACCGACGTACATAGGACGTGGAGTATAAACGTAATTAGAATCAAAAGTAGCTACTGTAACTTCAGCAGAAACCTTTCTTCCTTTAGAGACTTAACGTACTGATTGATAGAACCAATTGCATTCTCCCAACGAGCACCAGCCATTGAACTAGAACGATCTAGTAGAATATATGCAGATAGCTTATTATTTGTTGCCATTTAAATTACCCATAAAATTAAAAGCAAATGCCGGTTACGAGTTCGGCGCTAGGTATAACGTTCTAGCCGCATCCCTGATTGGGAAGTAACACGCCAACACTAAAGCAGTTGGCTGCTGCGATACTTAGATCGCGTATCTATCTGAAGAAATCGCCTTAAGCATCACACTCTGGGGAGTAAAATCCTCAAGATCGGCTGCAAGAACAGCCTTCATGATTGCAGGAGAGAAACCAGATACAAGAGCAGTACCCTTAGTGTCAAATGTTACTGGAGTGTTGCCAGCATCATTTAGATTCCAGAATACAATAGAAGGCATCTTATATCCAGCATTTTCGTACTTACGCTGAATCATTTGATAAGCAGAGTCATCAAAACGAATGCAAGCATTAAACTGCATGTCAGACATGATCAGTAGAATCTCAGGCATATCTTCGGTAGCTACGGTATTGGTAGTAGCAACACGAAGAATTTCATCGAAAGCACGATGTAGGTTAGTAGACATGCCCCAGTCAGACCGGTTCATTTGAGTGATCTTTTGGGAAAGATTACCCGTTAGATGAACAAAGGAAGACTTTTCAGAGAAGGTTAGGAACAAATCCTTGAAAGGACCGGTGTTCTTATCCGCACAATAGAGGCCAAGTGACACAGCAACATCTAGACAGGTAACCTTTGACTTAGAATTCCAACCACCCGCAGCACAGGCCATTGACCCTGAAACATCTACGATAGGAAGAATCTTGCTGTTACCAATATAATTGGGCAGAGCCTTCCATTGTTCATTTGCAAGAGCCGCGTCACCGTAATTAACAGTCTTCACGATATCATAAGGATATACGGCAGAAGCATTAACCTTTACTGAAGGGTCACCCTTTTGAAGAGCTTCCTTGTAGGCAGTAAAAGTAGGACCAGCATTCTTAGCAAAAGCCTT